ACATTTTCACTTTCTTCATCTAAAGTTGGTTTAGAATCAGATGATGATGACTCATGTGTTTTAATACAAGCGTATACTGTTCCTGCTACTGTAACTACATCACCTACAAAGTAAGTAATTGCTCCGTTGGAATCACTTTCTTTCCAAGAACCTTTAAATGCTTTACCAGTTACTAATAATTGCCAAGGATCAGGAGCATCACTACCTGGATCATAGATAAAAGTTGTATCAGGATCTGCTCCAGTACTATCTTGTACTGCTATGAATAAGTTACCACCTGCTCTAACTACATCTCCTGTTTTATATGCAGTTGAACTATTCCATTCGCTTCTAAAATTATAACCTGTTTGAATTAATTCCCAAGTATTTGTACTATCTGTAACCCCTGGAATAATATTTGTATTGCTTACTAAAGCAACATAACTATAACCACCATAATGTACAACGTCACCTTTTTGATAATATTGTGTAGTAGAGTAAGTTCCTTCGTATTCTGCACCTGGAACCCATAATGAAAAATTAGCTTCATTCATGTAATCCGTTATTGACCAGTGACTAGTAGTTACTTGCCAAATTCCCGGACTCCAAGATACAAGAGCACCTTTATTATATTTTTTTCCGTATGCCCAATCATCTTCATATTCAATACCATCAAGAACTATTTCCCATTTTGCTTGATCGGCTTCTAAACCTGCACTACCTGAAACAGCAGTACCATTTGCAGATGTTGTTGCTATTGCTCCACTGTTTACTGTATTAATAGTGATTGATAAATCATTTGTACCATCGGCTCCACCAATTTTACTACCTACTATAGAAATAGTTTCTGCCGCCGCAAAGTTTACTCCTGCATTTGTAAATTTTACATAATAAGTTGTGCCAACTCTGAAAACATTTATAACTGCACCAGAACCACTTGATGAATTTGTTGTATAATCTGTACTATCTAAATCGTTCCAATAATCTACTGCGGCACTTGTATGTCCTGTTACAGCTCTGTAAATTACTCCACCATTTCTTACTATATCATCTGGATAATATCTTATATTTGGTGCCCAATAACCTCTGTAAAAATCTGATCTATGATATTGAACCCAATTGGCTTGATGATATTCTATACCTGCGGCTGTAGTTGAAGAAGTATGTGATGTTATACATTTCCAAACTGATCCACCATAAACAATTGTTTCACCAACGTTATAAAGTGTATTAGGTTGCCATAAAGATGTCCATTTTTCACCTCTTGCAAAGTAAACCCATTTATTTTCATCACCTAATAATCCATTGGCTTCACTTGCATTTGATAAGTGACCTTCTATACATTTATAAACTGCCGCTCCAACTTTTGCTACTTCACCTACTTTATAAAAATTACTTGTTTTCCAATTACCAGTCCAACTTTGACCATCCATCATTTGTGACCATCTTGGAACTATATTATCTAAATCATTATAAAAGTTAGCATCTGCTGTATGCATTTCGATAGAGACAAATATTTTTGCACCATATCTAACGATATCATCTTTAATGTAAGAAGTACCTGCTACCCAGTCACCTCTCCATCTAAATCGTATCCTATCTATTTTGAAATCTGCCATCGAATTATATCCCTAAAGTATTTATTTTCTCCATTTTATGCTTCGTATGTATATTGTTCGTTAATTCTTAAAACTAATTCACCTTCAGTATTAACATAATAAAAAATATTTCTGCCATCCCATTTATATTGTTCATAAACTAAATTTTTATAATTTTTTCTATGTTGTCCATCTCTTCCATCAAAAAAATCTACGCCTCTAGAAAAATCATTAAAATTATCTGACACTGCACCAGGTCTATTAACTTGTACACCATCTTTTAATTCTAGTAAATCTACTTTTGAAATAAACAATTCACCTTCACTAGTACGTCTAAGTCCATAAAAATATCTAGAGTTACCAAGTGTCTCTGTTATTTGTTCTATATCTAATTCACCACTCATAAATTATTAACTCAATATGTTAATTGTGTTACCCATTGCAGAATGAATTGTGCATTGGTAATACAATGTAGCAGGTGCATCCATTGGTACTTCAAATATTTGTGTACCTGATTGACTACCTGTTACTCCTGATGTATATCCACTACCACCATTACTAGTTCTTATTTCTAAAGGATGAGAACTTCCTGCTTGATTAATCAAATAATATGTATGACCTCTGTTCATATACATTACTGGATCATTAGTTGCTGATGTTAAACCAGGTCCTGTCCAAGTAAAGTTATTGCTACTGTCATTTATTATTTCATATCTTGATACTGGTCCGTTTCTTCTTAACCATGATACTCCATTGAAGTACAATGAATCACCTTGTGTTGGTGCAACTTTTATATTATTTGCAACAGCACTTACAAATGTATGTGCTGATGTATTACTTGATACACCACAATTCATTGTAATTGTTGTCGCACTTACGGCTGTAATTAATACAGGTCTTTCGTAAGCATAGTCCATTCCACCTGGTGCCGCTGATCCAGTTGCTCTTGGATAAGTTGATTGTGTAGTATTACTATCTAAGGCGCAGGTAAATGTTAAACTATTTGCGGCAATCATAACAGAATGTCCAGCCTGTATGGCATGGTTTCCGATAGTTAATTGCAATTGTCCTGTGTTAGGTGTATATGTTGCATTTGATGTACTGTAAGATTGATCAACTACTGATATATTATTTTCAGTAGATCTTATAAATGTGTGTGTTGTTGTATTACTTGATATTCCAACATTTACAGTAATTGAATCTGCAGTTATTGCCGTAATTGTACTTGCTGAAGTATAAGCAGGATCTTTTCCACCTGCATATGCTGATCCACTTCCTCTTGGATATGTATGTTCTGTTGCATTACTATCCATTGCACAAGTAAATGTTAAACTGTTTGAAGCAATTTTTACATTGTGACCAACTTGTAAATTGTGTTGTCCAATAGTTAATACTATTACTCCTGTCGCAGGTGTATATACTGCATTTGATGTATTGTAATAATTTCCTAATGTTGTTATATCAGAAAGTCCTGATAAATTAGTTGCTCCGCCAGGTTTTGTTACAAGTTCTAAAGCTGTTCCACCAGTGTTTACTTTAAGATAATAATCTCCATATCCACTAAAACTAGATGGAGCATCTGATAACTCTGTAAATCTTTTTGCAAATGTTATACAATTAGAAGTAGCACTTATAAATGTATGAATATTTGAACTTGTTATAGCACCAGCAGAAGCACTTACAAATGTATGTGCAGATGTATTACTTGATATTCCAACATTCATTGTAATTGTTGTTGCACTTACTGATGTAAGAGTTTGTAGTGTTTCGTAGGCATAGTCAGCTCCACCTGGAGCGGCTGAACCTGTTGCTCTTGGATATGCTTTTTGTGATGAATGACCATCTAAGGCGCAAGTGAAAGTTAAACTTTCTGTAGTAATACTAACTTTGTTACCAGCTATGTAATTGTGTGTACCAATAGTTAATTCCATTACACCTGTTGCTGGTGTGTATATTGCGGCTGTTGGAGTAAAAGATTTAAGATTTCCAGTTCCAACATTCATTGTAATTGTTGTTGCATCTGCACCCGTAATTGCAACTGGTTTATTATATACATAATCCATTCCACCAGGTGCGGCACTTCCAGTTGCTCTTGGATATTGCGTATTAGTAGCATGATTATCCATGTCGCAAGAAAATGTTAAACTTAATGGAGCAATTTTAATATTGTCACCAATTACTAAATCGTGTGCTCCAATAGTTAATTGCATTATACCTGACGCGGCTGTATATGTTGCGGCAGATACGTTAAAAGATTTACCAAAAGATGTTGGTTTATTAGTAAAATTATTATAATCTAAAAAATATGGACTATCTAAACCATCTAATGTGTCAGCGTCTGATCCACTTCCACCTGATGTAGAATCTTGAGCCGGAACCCAATTAGATCCATTCCATTTTAATACTTGACCAGCTGTTGGAGGTGTTGTAGTTGTATCTACATCTCCAATTTTATCAATAACTGGAGTTGTAAATTCTATAGCACTTGCTCCACTATTAACTGTTACAAATTTATTATTTGCTCCAGAAAAAGTAGAAGGACTATCTGATAATGAAACAAAAGTTCCACCACCTGATGCTTGTACGTCACCTGGTTTCCAATAACTATTTGCGTTATCCCAAAGTAATGCTTGTCCATCTGTTGGTGTAGTGTTAGTTGTATTAACATCTGCTAAAGCATCAATAGATTTATTTGCATCTACGAGTTTAACCCAGGCTCCTGCATGAGACATATAACCTGTACCTTCACTATGTACATGGGCGAACATTCCGTGATAGGTTGTGGCATCTGGTAAATCTCCTAGCGTATCAAAGTGAAACGCAATCTTGTTAGAACCTGTTGAATTAAATAAATTATCTGAAATAGAAGTTAAAGCACTACCATTTCCTAGTGCAGTATATAACTCATCAAAATTTGTGTTTATTTTCTGTGCACCTGTTCTAAGACTGTCACCTTGACCGTCATTAGGTATTATACCATCTTGTATTATCTGTTTTGTCATTTGTTTGCTCCCATGTCTCCTTAATGTTTGTCAAATGTTACTTCATTACTATCAAAGTAGTATACGTCTCTATCAAAAGAAAATATAGTTTTATCATATACAACTTGTTCATCTGTATTAGGATATGCCACTGTTCCATCAGTTTGTTGGCTATTAATTCTTACTACTAGTTCTCCTTCACTATTAACATAATAATTTAAATTAACATCATCCCATCTAAATTGTTCATATTTTAAATTTGCAAAAACCTTATCATGGTTAGGTCCTCTGCCTTCATAAAAATCTTGTCCTTGGTCAAACTCACTAAAATTCTTTGCAGGATCTCCAGGAACATTAACTGATACACCATCGCCAGTTAACATTTGGTCAACTTTTCCTATATATAGTTCACCTTCATCAGTTCTTCTTAAACCGTAAAAATATCTATCTTTAACTCCGGCTTTTAAATATGCTGATACTCCTTGTCCTATTGCACTCATTTTACGTTAACTCCACATAACTTGCGACTACATCTACAGAATCAGTAATATCAGAATTTACTGATAACGTGCTTTGAGCCGCTACTATTAATTTTTCTCCAGCACTTAAAACTCTTAAACTCGAATTAGGTGCAATCATTACATCTTTAATAAGAAATCCTGACGCACTAGTAAGGTCTTGTAATGTTACACTAACTTTTACTACACTAGATATTAAATTTGCAAGATTAAGACCCAACACAATTGCATTAGTTCCTACAGGTGGCGTATAAATTGTCACCGGTAGTGTTCCAATGTTTTTTACTATTGCATTTTTAAAATATGTTGCCATCTCTATTTTATCCTAAAGCTATCGCGTATGTTATTGAAATTTCAGTAGCATCTAATACACTAATTGCACCAGAAGAACCTGCAATAGAACCCCATTGATTTCCATCATAAAGTTCTACCCTGCTATCTTGAGTATTGTATCTTGTCATACCCAACTCTGCAACAGCAGGTCTATCTACTACAGTTCCTGAAGGAAGTACAAATCCTCCAGCATCTGAAACGTCTACATACCCATTTCCACTCGTTCTTATTACGATAGGGTCCGATATAGTATTAGTTATCGTATTTCCTTCGAATTTAAAGTCTTCAATCCTAATACTACCTGTTCCGTTTGCATTCAATATTAAATCCTGGTTTACCCCAGTAGTTTTTAAGGTATTTCCACTAATTTCTATGTCATCTACTATTAATTTTGTTATATCAAATCTTGTAGAATTTACATTTGCAACTAAAGTTCCACCAGCATAAAATCTAATAGTATCATCATCTGCACCTGGTGTAAGTTCTGCTGTTATGTAAGTGTCTCTATCTATGTCATATACACCTGTTAGTGCTATCCAAATAGATCCATCATAACCTTCAAATAAACTTGTATCTGTATTATAACGTATCATACCTGCAACAGGAGTTCCAGGTCTTTGTGCAGTTGTACCTGAAGAAATTCTTATACTTCCAGTACCATCAACTCTTGCTACTCCAGATGCAGGAGTAAGTGTCATATCTCCTGAATCATTAGTAATAGTACTTTGATCAAATCTAAATGATTCTAATCTAATTCCGCCAGTTCCATTTGCTCTTAATTCTAAATCAGCATTACTGTCTGTAGTTGTTATTACATTATTAGTAATATTAATACTATCTATTTGCATTTGATTTGCAAATAATGTATTCCATCTATTAATTGAACTACCAAGATTATATGTATTATCTATTGCAGGCGTCATATCACTTCCTATTCCTGCTGTAATAGTAACAGTATCAGTAGTTTCATCACCTATTGTTATGTTACCACCTATTGTTATATTACCTACAACTTCTAAATGACCTTGAATATTAACATTATTCAATATATTAATTAAATTACTAGATGAATTAAGATTAAGATCCCCTGCAAGACTTTGAATAGTTTGTCCACTCATTCTTAATTTATTTGTTTCTATTTTTGTTGAATCTATTACTGTTGCGTCTGAACCATTATTAATTGTCATAGAACCTGCAGTGTCTATTCTTATATCAGCACTTTTAAATTCTACTACACCTGTTTTTTGATTAACATGAAATAATTCACCAAGTCTAAAATCACCACTTTGATCAGTTGAATTGTAATTTACTTTTGCACTATTTGTTGCTACAACTTCATTTGCTTGAATAGCCGCTGTATCATCATTTTCATAACTTTTACCGCTACCTATATATGCAAAATTATGATTAACTAAAGTTACATTTGCACCAGGACCTTGTGCAACAATTCCTTTATTTCCATAAACAGATGTACTCGACATACTTCTAAAATCTGATCCAAAGTCTGAATAATCAGCTAAAGTAATTTCTGAAGCAGTTGAACCACCTGAAAATCTAATGTCTTGTCCTCTAGTTCCATTGTCTGAAAAGTCATTACCATTTAACATTAATACAGTTTCTTGCGAAACATCTGTACTAACTAATTGTGAACTAGGCGGTGTGAAATTTGCTGTATATGTTGTACTACCGTTGATTATTCTAATATCATCTATATGACCATAAAAAGCTGAAGTAAAAATATCATTATTTCCAATATAAACTGGACTTGCACTTTTTAAATCTGCACTCCAACCATTTTGATCTACTTCATTATTACCACCAATGAACATTCTTAAGTTACCACTTTGTCTCATTACAACTAAATGTGTCCAAGAATTAATATTAAGACCTGTTCCAGAAGTTACAACAACATTTCCATCAAGTCTAACTCTTGGAGCATTACCACTTAAATCAACTTCAAGTCTACCTATTTTAAATAAAGTTTTACTTTGTACTGATGATGGATTAAACCATCCTTCTATTTGAAAATCTCCAGTACCAAAACCAAAATCTGTATGTCCTTCAACTTTTAAATGATCTGTATTTGCATTTATAAAACCATTTTTAAAACTTCCACTTCCATATTTTTTAGTTGAAGAATCTATTGTAGTTCCTGTTGGTATAACTTTTTTAACTGTTCTTGTAGATGCTAGTGCAAATCCTGTAGATTTTCCAGTAATATGTAATGTTCCATTTCCATCAATTGAATTAATTGTTGCTTCTCCTAATTTTGTAGATCCATTTGTATCATAGTAAGTAATTGTTTCAGTAGCCGTTGGAGTAGATCCTACTAATTGTGCATATTTTATTTTTGTTTCTCCTGCCGCCGCTATTCCTGTAGGACCATCTTCAATTCTAATTCCTTCATCTGCAAAATATGTAAATGAATTAATCCAATCTACTCTTACACCATTTGTTACTGTTAATGCATTCATACCTGGAGTAATAAATGTACAATTTTGAAATCTAACTCTAAGTTCTAAGTCAGCTCCTGAAATAACTGATCCATCAAGTAATGCGGCTTTTCCTGCATCTCCTTGATCAAATCCTCTTGGATCAGACTCTGACGTTACAGATCCTTCTGTAATAACTGAAACATTTTTAATTAAAGGAATATCACTAGTAAGTGCAAAATAAGTGCTATCTGCACCTGTGTTAAATCTAAATGCGTGTCCTGTATTACCTGCACTATCATAACGAAAACCTGTAACAGTTAAATCTTCTATAGTAGTTTCACCATTAAGAAGAAATGCATCTTTATCTATTACACTTGGATGTGGTGTAATTAAAACTGCTCTAACTCCATCTCCTCTTATTGATACTCCAGATGGAATTGTTAATGGAAAAATTTCTACATATGTTCCCGGATAAACATAAATTAAATCTCCATTTGTTGCTGTTTCTGTTGCTTTTTTAACTGTTTCAAAAGGATCATTTTGGTGAGTTCCTGTTTTAGCATCATCACCATTAGTTGCAACATAATAAATTTTACCTGGTCTGGCTGTTAAGTCAAGACCTTGTACAGTAATGTTACCATTCAATGTAAGATTATCTACAATTAAATTATTTGCAAATACGTCATTCCACCTTTTTCCTGCGGAACCCATATTATATGTGTCAGTTAAATCTGGAGTAATATTACTTGTAAAATCTGCCGCAATAGAAATTGAATCTGTATCTGCGTCACCTATTTGAATATCACCATCTGCTCTGATATCTCCTGTAGCGTGGATATTACCTTCCACTCTCATATCAGCATCTACGTGTACAATACCTGTACCACTTGTTATAATTTCAAAATTTTGATTAGACTCTGTGGCTGTAATAGTGTTACCTTCAATTATAAGGTCATCTATTACTAGTTTATTATTGTATAATATACTGTCTGGTGAAGTAATATTAAGAACTGATGCAGTAGTTGATATTGTATTAGCACCAATTGTGATATTGTTGATTACTGCTTGATTTGTGACTTCTAAATTTGTTGTACGTGCTGTTCCATTTATGTCTAATGGATATTGAGGAGTAGCAGTTTTCACTCCTATTCGAGAATTATTAACATCAATGTATAAAAGGTCAGTCTCGAAGGCCAGGTTTACTCCATTACGAAGCAAGTTGGACTTTAAGAGCTGTCCCGAAATTCGACCAACGGCCATTCTCTATCTCCTTATAGCACGGGGATCTTGTCCCACCAACCACATTACCTTGCGGGTTGAACCACAGTTTGTCCTGTCTAAAATATGGTCTAATTTAAACATTAATACTATTTATACGGATTTTGATATTAGGTAGTAGTATGCTAGAATATTGCTTAATTAATTATTAAGTTATATGTTAAGTTAATTGCTTCTAAATCTTCGATGGTTATTTGAGATTCTTCTTGCCCTGTTGCAGACTTCCAATCTACTCCTGTGTAAACTTGAAGAATACTAACATCTGTATTCCAGAACAATTCACCCTGTCTTAAATCAGCTTTTTGTTGTTGTTCTGCTGATGTACCACTACCAAATTTTATTGCTGGAGCGTCAACTTTAATAGATCTATCTATTTTTAATCCTGTTCCTGTAAAAACTGTATCACTACCACTTTCTGTGTTAAGAAGTACACCTCCTGACATTGTAAAATTAGATGTATCTAATATTACTTTACCACTTCCATTTGCTTCTAATCCTGCTTCAGCTCCTGGACTTCCAACAGTTACTGAATTTCCGTCAAGTGCAAATTCATCTTGACTACTAAATTTTGTTGCTGTTAATACTCCTGCTCCATCTAAAGTAGCAATGTTATTACCACCACCATAAAATGTCATTTCATTATTGCTAGATACATCAATATATGTGTCTAAATCGGCATCTCTAACTCCGCCAACGTGGGCTACTCCTGTTGAATAAGTTTCATATAAATTTGTGTCTGTATTAAATCTTAATTCCCTAGTTAGTGCTTGTCTTTGTGCAGATGTACCTGTAGGAAGATTCAATGCTGATGTACTATCAATTGTAACTGTTGATGATCCTGCATCTAAAACTATATCATTTGGAGAATCAATTCCTGTTCCAAATGTTAAATCAACTGCAATAACATTACCAGTACCACTGCCTCTCATTTCTAAATCAGCATTAGATACAGTTGTAGTCATAACATTATTGTAAGCAGTAATGTCTCCAACATCTACTGTAGAAAAATTAGTTTTAAACCAATTTTTAGTTGCTGATCCTAAATTTTGTACAGTACTTCCAGTAGGCATTAAATCTTGTGTCATTTGCATAGAAAAATCAATAGTATCTGTTGGCTGATCACCTAAAGTAATCATTGATCCACCTATTATAGTATTTCCTGTTACATCTAGATCTGAATGAATTTTTGTATCTGTTTGAATATTAGTTGTTCCAGATGTTGCTTTTAAATTCATATCTCCAAAATTACTTTGGATTGTATTTTCTGTAAGAGTAAAATCACCTGCTTCTACCCAATCACTAGCAATGAATGTACTATCAGGAGCTCTAAAATTTATATGAGAATATTCTAAAGTCATTGAACTTGATTTAAAAGTAGTTTCATCATCTCTTATTGTTAAATTATATGGAGTAGGTATATCTCCAGAAGATATAGTAACTTCTTCCTGCCCCATTCTAAAAATACCTTTATCATCAAATATGTTTGTGTATATTATAGGATTCTTATTATCAAGACACTCAGTTATTGATGTAGTTTGTTCTACATTAATAAATGTACAACCAATAAGATTAATTAGAATATCATCACCTACATGGCCATGATAACCTGCTTGAATTACTGCATCTGTTATATCTCGAAATATACATCCTACTGCTCTTATATCTGTACCATATATGTGATCAGAATTATCATGAGAAGGGTTACCTGAATAAGCAAAATTTCCAAAACCAAAAAGTCCATGAGATGCAGAAATTACACTGTTAGCATTTTCAATAGTACAGTCTATCATTTCTACTCGTACACCATTTGATGCTAGAATTGCCGAGCCACTACCACCACCATAATTACAATCAACATTTTTAAATGTTATACTAGGTTGAGAACCTGGTGCTGGTGGATAGGTAGCACTATTAGTTTGCTCAGCATTCAAAACACCTAAAAGACCTTTTACTTTAACGTCTGCTATGTAAGGTCCTGTGTTTATAACAGAACTGGTTCCTGTGGCAAATCTAAAAGCGGCGTTACTTCCAGTAACATCAATTGTAACATTTTGTACAGAAGTATTATCATTTAAATAAAATGCTGTATCACCAGTTATAACTGGAGATTTTATAAGAACAGTTCCTTGACCTACACCTTTTATAGTAACATTTTCAGGAATTTCCATTGGAAAATTTTCTTCATATGTTCCTGGAAAAACATGAATTTCATGTGGGCCACCTGTACTTGATTCTAGTTGATCTAATGTGTGTTTGATAGTTCCAAATGCAAAGTTAGGGTGAGTACCTGATAAAGAATCAGTACCATCTGTAGTAACATACCATTTGTTTGTTATACCTAAGTTAACAGCTACACCATTCAAACTTATAAAGTTATCAATAGTAATATTGTTTAAGTTAGGCATACTTTTTACGTGGAAGTATCCCCATCTTTTTGAATTTTCACCTATATCATATGTTAATGATTGATCTGGATTTAAGTTTGAAGTTATATCACCTTCAAATTTTATAGTATCTTCGTCTGAATCTCCACCTATAAAAACATTACCATCAAATGTAATATCTCCTGTAGCATGAATATCACTATCATTAATAGTTTTAAGTCCACCTGTAATTCTAAATAATCCTCCAGGTCCTGGATGAAATTCAATATCTGAATTTGTATTAAATGCTTTTATTGTGCTATTTGTAAAAGAAATATGTTCTGTTCTTAATTCATCATAATTTATAGATCCACCAGCACCAGTTGATATTGTAATAGGTCCTGTTAAAGCTCTAATACCATCTTGGTCAAACAACATATTGCCAAATGTAGTACTATTTGTTGCAAGTAAATCTTGAGGAATTTTAGTTGTACCAACTATAGTTAATTCTCTTGTAGGAGCATCTGTTCTAATTCCTATTTTGTCATTAGTATGCCCTATAAAGAGTAAATCTGTTTCAAATGCTAGATCAGAAGATCTAGTTAGATTCTCTCTAAGTAATGGTCCCGATATTCTACCGTATTGTGTTGGATAAGGCATAATACTCCTTTTTACGTATTTATTGTATTTGTGGGATTAATTATTTGTCAAAGTTGTGTAAAACTGTGATAGGTTTTCCAGTAGGAACTGGTGTACCAAATGTAAGATAAAATCCTGTTGGATAGGCCGAACTTGTTATTGTACTTTGTCCTGCAACACTATAAACAGCATTACCTATATTAGTGTCATTAGTAAGTAATTGATCAACGCTTAAATATTCTTGAGTAACAGCGGTAACTGTCCATGTTCCATTGTTATTTTGTACACCTGCTCCTGTTACTACAACATCTTGACCTATATGATATCCACCTGCTACCCAATCAACAAATCCTAAATCTTTACTTTGAAATGCTCCAACACCTGTAGCATTATAATTTTGAACTACTTTTATATAAGAGCTGGCATAAGAACAAGGATTTTGAACAAGCATATAATTTGTTGTTGGAATTTGTAAAACGTTTTCAATCATTACTAATACTGCTTGAGCAGTTGTTGGTTCTTGTTTCATACCACCATCATTTGAATCTAATGCACCAAAATTTATTTCGATGTCATTTCCGTTTCCTAATGCTTGAACAGTTATTCCAAATGGTTCACTTAATCTAAATGATTTCCACATGGTTCCACCAGCCGCTACGTCTTCATAAACTTCGAAATTTTTAGTTGTTGTATTATATCGTAGTTGACCTACAACTGGTAATGGGGGTCTTTCTAATGTTGTTCCTTTTGGGACTTGAAGTGTTCCTGTGGATTGTACTTCGATATTTTCGTATTGATCAAATACTATTCCTTTGCCACGAAGTAATCTTCTATTTGTGTTGTGTCTTTTTAGGTATCTCATTATACCTCCAAATAACTAAGAACAGCTGAAACATTTTTTGGCGCAGTATTTCCTGCCTGACCAGTTCCTGCAACACTAATATCTATATGATCTCCTGCACCTAATATTATTTTTTCTGTATCTAATGTAAATGTTTCGGCACCTGGAAGTAAGGCTGTATTAACTATGTAATTGGAAGCATCACCTACACCACCACTTGCAATTGCGTGGATTGTGAATACTGAATCGTTGGCTCCAGTTGGATCTTCTGCTCCAATATTAGTTAACAATAATCCGGTAATTGCATAATTTTTACCTGCCGGCACTGCCGCATTATTTGGTAAAACGTTTACTGTTGATCCTACTGTAATTTCATTATTTGTTATAGCCATCTTTTATCCTTAAAACATCATGCTAAAAAGCAATGATCTATTTCTACCAATTACTTCATCTCTTTCATTATTTGTATTTACATAATATAGCCCAGTATTACCGCCTGCTGGCAATTTAGCATATAATTTAACACCTTCAGTATCATATGCTGGGTCTGTAGCAGGGTCTAATACGCCAGGTGTATGTGTAATTGTGAAAGAGTCATCTACTTTTACTGAACCTGTACCTGGTGCATGAATTTTTAAATCACCATTACTTACAGTATTAGATATAATATTATCTTCTATTCTAATTTGACCTATATCAACTGTAGTATTATACATTTGAAACCAGTTGTCAGTCATTTTAGCTTTTAATACACCATCAATTTTAAAGCTAATATCACTTGAAAGATTTGTACCGTCAGTAATTCTTATTTCTGAATCTTGATTTGCAATAAATGGATAAGATAAATTTTGAATTGCACCTAAAATTTCATCATCAACGAATTTTTTATTTGGAATATCATTATTGTCTGTTACGTAAGTTTCATAATTTGTTTTAATTATTCTAATAGAACCACTTCCACCTGGTTGAAAATAAAGTGCTCCACCAGTACTAATACTATTAGTTCTTAAACCTAGTAATGCTCCATTTACATCAACAAATGTAAAAGCACCTGTTTGAACTGTTTGATTATCAGGATTATTCCAAGATAATTGTTCGTCAAATAGTATTTGAGTATCAACTAAACTACCTCTGTCTATTCTTAATCCTGCTTGAAGAAGTGTTACACCTACGCCATTTTCACCACTGTTAACTTCTATAATATTATCTTTAACAGATAATTCATTTGACGTTACTTGAGTTCTTGTACCTTCGATAATTAAGTCACCTGTTACTCTAACAGCACCAGTTGTTACACCAGTATCTAAAGTAATTTCTCCTCCAGATTGAACTTTTATTTTATAATCACCATTTGGTACTGTAACAAATCTTGACATTTATAAATCCCTATACCGCTGTTAAAACCATTTGGCTAGAAGTGGAATCATCTGTTATTGACCACTTATAACGGACACCTGAAAAGTCACTTGCGGTTCTATTAAACACTTTTCTAAGTCTAACTCCGTTACCGGCTCCAGCTATGTAACCTGTTAAAGACATTTCATCATTATTCAAATCATTAATATCTTTGTCTACCAACCTACATACTCCTTCATTACCGGAATCATTATTTGCGTCATCTACCATAAATTTATTAGACCCACGCTGTCTTTTAATAATTCCTACGGCTGAAACGGCATTTGAACCGACTTTGACTGTGACAACAAAATTATTGTCTGAGCCATCTATTCGTCCAAAATTACGTTTATTAACCGGTCTACCCATATTCTTATTATATTATACTTATTTATGCAAAAAGGGGAAGTGTAAAAACTTCCCCTTAGAGTGTGTTGCTATTTTAAATTAATTATTAAGCAGTTGGAACTTGTACAGTTTCATCTACTGTTGCTGATGTTTGATCATCTACCCATTTTACTCTAGTACCGACTGCGAATTGAGTTGGTGAGCCTGTACCTAGTGCGCCAATAGTTACAAAATTTTGCGTAATTTTACTTGCGTAATATGTTTTACTTTGACTATCTGTTAGCAAAAGCATACATTCACCATTCGCAATGGCATTTGATGCCTTTGCTGTTAATGTACAAACTTTAGTACCACCAGCGTTGGTAATATTAAATCTACGACTTGATACTTGTGTCATTGCTGTAGCTGTCGCTGAGCTACCACCGATATGAGCGTCCATAGTAATTTGTTCACCTGCAACTGATACTGTTCCTGTTGGACCAGTTTTAGTTGTACTACCTGTGTCTCCCACTACTACTTTTGCTTCTCTTAGAGGTCTTCCCATTTTTTTTCTCCCTTTAACGTTCTATGTTATACGCGGTTCTGTCCGCATAAGACCAGACAAGGCGTCTAGTTCAAGTGTATTTAGTTCTTTGAAAGGGAGGCTAATAGTTCTATTTTACTGAAATATTTTAAGGATTTGATTGCTTCTATTAATTTTTGATCAGCACGTTCTTGGTACATTTGTCTTTTAGTTTGCCTTAACATTATTAAATGATCTAGTCTTTCATTTAATAATTTGTCTAAGTGCTTCTCTAATTTTATAATATCATTGATAAACAAACCATGGTTTTTCTTCCAAACATTTAGTCTGTTTCTGTATTCTGTATACTGATTGTATAGTTCTTCTGTTTCAATTTCTTGTATCATACAAATATTTACTAGCAATAAAAATATTATAGCAGTTTTAGTAGTTTTCTAGCACCATATGAGATTAAAAAGTCAATTTCGGCTCTTTTCATCACTTTATAGGTTTCTAGCAATTGATCGTCATCAGCTAGTCCAAGATACTCTCCAGATACTTGAAATGCACCTACTGGCTTATGTGTAGCCATTTTTATTTTGTCAATTAAATCCAATGATGTCATTGCTGGCTTAACCATTAAAAAATCTGCTCCGTCTTTATCATATTTTATAGAACTTTGAATGGCCGCTCCTGCATTTGATACATCTAATTGATAAAATCTTTTTGAACTAGGTGAACTGTCAGCAATTTGTCTAAATCCTTTATAAAATGAACTACGAAATTTTGTGGAATAACTTGTTACGTGAGCTTTAGGGAATTCTTGTTTAATATTTTTAACTGTATTTGGTTGCATATCAGAAGGGGCTAAAGAATCTGCACCTGCTTTATAATAAACACTTGCAAGATTTTGTAATAATTCTTCTGTCTTTTTAGGATTATCTATTACACAACAATGACCATCTGTCATTGTAGAACATAAACAAATATCTGTAAACAATTCTACTTTACTTCCAAATTTAGATTTAATTTGAGATACTACTTCACCATTAAATTTCCAATCAGGATTTTTTGTTTTTTTATTTGGGACTACGAATAGTAAAAAAGATTCTCCACCTTCGTTTATATCTTGTTGAATTTTGTTATTAATGTCTTTAAGACTATAACTTGAATTGTCTGGACCTAACCCAGCCTCATATGTTTCACCAGATTGGTTGACAAAGATGGGCTGGATTAATTCCATTTATTTTTATTCTGCGATTTGATCGCACATTTCTTTTGTTGCTTTATTTCCAGCTTCTTTGTCATAAACCCAAAGATAAGAATATACAATTTGATCACCTTTTTGCATACATCTTTTGCCTAAATCTAATGCAGGATTTTTTACTGAACAAGCTGTTAGTACAAACAATGAAAGAAATAATGTAGCTATTGTTTTCATAGTTACATTATAACGTATTTTGGTAAAAAGTCAAGTTTTGATTTACCAAAAAGTAAACCCTAATATGCTAGATAATATGTTGGTGAATATTACAAATATTGAAATTTGGATTCCGAATTTAGATAAAATGAATAGTGTAATCATAATTAATGGCTTAGGTGGCACATCGAAGCGCCACCCAAGATTAGGTTAGTATTCTAAATGTCTATATTATTTCTTGTTGAAGATATGATATAGTACCCATATTGCTACCAAGCCCATCAGACCTTGATCTGAAAAACCTTGCAATACGCCCTGAACATTTCCTATCACAGAAATGTGTGGCCAGAACGGAATACCTTGACCGTTGAATAGGATTTCAAAAACGATTCCCATGGCAAGTAAACTTATGCCTAAATCGGTTAATGCTTTTGCCCATCCTTTAACTTTATTAAGAATATCCATAATGGACCTCCCTTTTCGTTTAAAGTACTTTCCCAAAACTTGGGAACGTGACATTATTTAGGTATAGAGTTTTAGAAGTAAAACTACTATATTTTTGACAGATGCCGCAATTAATGGATAAAAATATTATGTTAGTATAAAACTATGTTAGAAATTGATGAAGAAGTCATGAAAAAAGGCGACATAAAGCCGCCTTTTTTCGTATTGTTTAATTAATTTACTCAATCCTTATTGGAATGTAACTCCTGTTACAGAGATTTCACCCAAGTAGTCAGCCGCATTTCCTAGTGAAGATGCAGTGTTTGACAATTCTACGTAGCCGTATCTAGTCATAAAAGATACAACTGGTTCGAAAGTACCTGGATCAAGTACAACGCCTGAAGACATTAACGGAATGTATGGGCAGTAGAAAGCGGCGGCATCTGCTTCAGATGAGCCTTTATATCCTACTAATACAGCCGTATCGTCAGCCGCGTATGTGTCAGCGTACACCTTCATCGAGCCATTCAAAGTTCCTACTAATTTTTGGTTAGTTGGCGCTTCAAAAGTTCCTTCAGTTGTTCTTGCGAACGCTGAAGTTGTTGCTGATTGAAGTACTGTAAGTGCTTGTGGACTTACAACAGTCCAGTTACCAGCACCACGTCTTGTACGTTGAGCTATTTTATTTGCTACTCTGTTAATTAACACAGCTAAAGCGGCGTGTTCATCACCAACAAATGTAGCAGTTCCTGATACAGATGCTTGATTGTACGCTTCTTCAGTTGGAGCTAAAGTTCTTAGAGAACCTATTACTTCTTGGTCGATTTCAGCAGTAATTTCTTGTGCTAATGCCGCCATGATTTCCGCTTCAACGTCAACGCCTTGTTGTGCTTGAGCATCTTGAGCAGATTCAAAAGTCCATCTAGCTGATAGTTTTCTAGTTTTGGCTTCTACAACCTGTTTCAAGATTTGAATTGATAGCCTGTTACCTGCAGTACCTTCTAAAGTGGCTGTTGATGCCGCATTAGATGGATTTGCTCCAGAATAAGCTTCTGCTATCTTAAACGGAGATAGTGCTTCTTCACCAGCAGTAGTAGTTGTGCTACCACCTGTTGTTGTATCAGCATATCTCACTCTTAGTGTGTGGATTTGTCCAACTGGGCCAGTCATTGGTTGAACTCCAACCAATTCGTTAGCTATTACAGTCGGCATAACCCGTCTTATCACCGGTAGGATCACTCTATTTAAAGTTGCTACGTTACCAGCCGAAGTTGCTCCAGCTGTAGCCGCCTCAGACAAATACTTTCTAGTATTTTCTAAAGTTGCTTCCATTACAGACTTTTTATTGCCTGATAGGCCTTCTAGTAACGCACTCTTTGTATCCTGCCAGCGAGTTTCTGTTAGTTCTGACATTGTATTTTTCTCCTTTTTAGATTCCTGCGAGTCTTTTTATATCTACAATATTTCTATTGAATTGACTCACATTACCAATGTTTGTTTGAATTTTGTCGCCTGTTACTTCTGTGCCTATAGTTGAACTTGCCTTTTTCGCTGGACTCCTACCATTTATTACAGAGGGCATATACTTGTCAAATTGCTTACGCAATTTTCCAGTAGATACGCTTTCCAGTAAGTTTGTCATTATTTCTTTTTGTTCTGTATTCAACGGAGTAACTAACTCGTTAACTACAGCTTCTCTTTCAGCCTTAGTTTTAAGACCATCAATTTCAACTTGTTTAGAATCGATGATTTTTTCTTTCTCGTTGGCTGTGCTTTTCGCGTCTTCTAATTGTTGTTTTGTTACGTCTACAACTTTTAAAAGTTTAGCTGTTTCAGATTTGCTATTCAAGAATGAATTAGTATATTCTTGTGCATAAGACTCAAACAACCTACGACCAAAGTCATTTTTACGTGATGCATCAATATCGTCTTTTAATTGGCTGATTTCTTTTTTCAAGTGTCTGCCAACTATTTCTGATACTTTTGAAGCACCTTTCTGAATAAATTTTTGTCTAACTTTTTCAAAATGTGCTTTTGCTTCACGAATTAAACGTACCTTTGTTTCAGTAACGTCTTTCTTATCTTCGTGGAATTCCGCTATTTCTTTAGATAAAGCGTCTACCACAAAGTCCTCAAGTTTAGCAAAATTAGTTGCCATAACTTTTTGGTCTTCGTGTAATTCAGCAATTTCAGATTTTAATTGTTCGAAAACAAATGCTTTCAATCTATCTGAATGTTCTTTCATATGAACCGCATACTTGGCTTTTTGCTCTGCAAGTTGTTTACGGTCATCGGCGAACTCTGCGATTTCTTTTTCAAGTTTTTCTTGAACCATGGCATCTAAGGCATCAGTTAATGTTGCTTTATCGTGCTCATACTTCTTTGCAAACTCTTCTCTAAGTTCCGCAGTAACTTCAAGACGGTTTTCACCAATCTTTTTGTCCCATGCTGATTCTATTTCCGCTCTGATCTCTTTCGAAATTGCTTCGTTCTCAAAAAGTGATTTCAGTGCATCTAACATTATTGTTGTCTCCTTTTTTTTTATTGGAGTTTGTTGATTATATTAATCAAGTTATCCTTTAAGTAATTCTGTGCCTCATTATCTCTTGCCAAATTTAAAGCCTTATATCCACCTTTTGAATTTAACAAATGCTCATAAATGGGAGTTGGATAGGCTCCCGGAGCACTTGGTTGAGCTACGATATCAACTGTGATAATTTCAAAGTCATTTACTTCACCTGAACCATAAGGTCCCATGCCGTCTTCTTTTACGTTACCACTACCACGCGATGAAACTCCTAATTTAACTCCGCTTTCAAGCATTGTTTTTACTAGTTGTCCCATCGGCGTTGGTAATACTTTTAATTTTCCGTAACCATTAGGTCCGTCCATCCACATAGAATTAACCATGTGACTAACACGATCCAAATTAATAGTAAGACCTTCTGGATGATCCACTTCGCCTAACACTGAATAACCGCCCTCGATTTGGTCGTTAAGTGTACTGACAGCCCGATGGATTTCACTTACAGGGTACAATCTTTGGTTAGCGTTTTTCACACCACCTTGAATGCAAATGCCCTTCATGTATAAGGACTTCCCGTTATTTTCTTCCTTCGTTTCAACGACTATCTTAGCTTGGTCGAAAGTCAGCGTCTCACGTAATGATATCATCAATACTATGTCCTACTAGTTTATTAACTGCCAATAGCTGATTTATTACTAGAACCATCAGTTCCGTCAGCTGTTGAGCCTTTGGCCGCGTGTAGTTTAGCCGCACTCGCACCAGGTTTATTAACGTTTCCAGCATCTTCTTGTTTTGCCTTAGGCGCTTTTCCACCTTTTTCTTCAGATCCAGATATTTTCACACCTGAAGCTTCAGTTGTACTTGCTCCACCTTTAGATGCAACTGGAGATTTGCTATTGTCTGTACCATCAGATGTTTTAGCTGATACTTTATTAACATACTCTCTCATTTCTTCTCTAGGGGATTTAGCTTGTGCTTGTTTGCTTTCTACTCTAGGAACGATCTTTTGTTCTTCGCTTCCAAGTTCGGAAGTAGGTAAATTACCTTCTTCCTCTGCATCATCAGAGCCTTCTTCATCGTCACCAGCTTCGTCGTCTGCTGGAGCTTCTGCGTCATCGCCACCATCTGACATCATTGCGTCAAATTCAGCTTTTAGCTCGTCAATTGCATCTTCAAGGTCAACTACACGATCTTCAAGGTCTTCACCATCTGAAGGCGCTTCGTCGCCATTGTCTTTATCAACTTCAATGTCACCGACCATGTCGTCTGTTGCGTCACCGCCTATGCCATCTTCTGTTGGTGTTGGTGTTGCTACTGGTGCCAGTTCAACCTTTTGTGGTTGTTCTACTGGTTGAATGTCAACAAGTGTTTCTGAAGTTGCTTTTTCGTCTTTTTGATCTTCTTTAGACTTTTCTTTTACTTCTTCATCTTTCTTGTCGTCTTCTTTTGTAGCTTCTTTTGTATCTTCTTCTTTAGCATCTGCTTTTTCTTCAGCTTTGTCTTCTTTTGTAGCTTCAGTAGTTGTAGCTTCTGCTGTTTTTTCGTCCTTACTAGCCTCAGGAACATCAACTTCTTTGATGTCATCTTCTAAGAGGTCTTCGTAAATTTTTCTTGATTTTTCTACCACGATTTCGTGGAATATGTCGTCCGCACCTGTTCTGTCATCCGCAACAACTTTTTCGAGCATTTGCTCAAATTTGCTTTTTGACTCAACAGGAGTAGCCGTTTCTTTTTTATCTGACATTAGTTTTCTCCTTTAAGTGATTCTTTAGACTGTCCGTCCATTTATTTACTCTAAATGGGCAAATACGAGTAGATTTAGGCCCAAAAGGCCCTTTTTTGAACAAATTTTACAGATGGTACTTTTCTTTAAACTTGGAGACAGTTATTTCTCGATAATTTGCAAATTTTTCGAGATCTTTTGTTTTAAAATCTTCTAATGTTCTATCACTGACCACTCTAATATACTCTTTGGACGGATTTTTTTGTAAAGTTATACAAGTTTGCCTGTTCCAGTTTCCGTGATATGTTGCTACGTCTGAACTCTTTTTATAATTTTTACTATCTGCGTATATGTTATTCATTTTACCACTAGGAGATCCGTGGAAATCAAAGCCTAGGATATAAATTACCTTATGACCATGCTTACTAGCCAGTCCAAGAGCAGTAGGTCCAGAGCTCCAACCTAAGCTAGGTGAAAAG